TTTCCTGTCGGGACATTTCCTGTCGGGACATTTCCTGTCGGGACGTTGCTAGTGGGCAACGCACTTGCTGGGCCAGTACCAACAGCAGCGCCATCCCCGCCGAAAGCACCTTCAGGGCCAGCTATCGGTGTGTTACTTAATATTTGTGCAGCATTAGCGTTACCTTTATCTGCTGCATTTTTTAAAATAGATACAACAAAATCAAATGGATACTCACCACCCTCTTCCGTTGGATATTTCGCAATCAAATCGAAAATAGTTCCTTGTTTGTTTTCTTCATAAATTTGTTCTGGTGTTTGCATCGTAGTAGCTGGCGCATCAATAACATCATCATCATCGTCATCGTCTTGCGTGGTGTCACTAAGTGCATCTAAATCTGGCATGATGTCCGTTTCGGTGAGCTGTGTGAAACCACGAGGCAAAATTCGCACTGCTTCGTTTAACAACCGTGTCTTTTCAGGACTTTCTTCCAAACCTTGTACTTTTGAGACAGCATCTTCAAATTGTGCTTCGATTGCCTCTAACTGCCCTTCATTGCCACCATCGCCATATAAATTTGGCGAATTGACCATTTGCTCAATTTGCTCGAAAGACATATCCGCAAGCTCTTGTGCGGTGTAAGGGATTACCTCTTTACCTTTAAACAAGCCTTTAATAGATTTAAAAAAGTCAGCTATCTGCTGAACTTTTTGTATTGTGTCAACTATCGCAACAGTTGCGCTAACTGGATCAGCCATCTATTTTTTCCCGCTTGAGCCGCCGTAAAAAAAAGCCGCAGCCGTACCTAAAATTCCTGATAATTGCCCTAAGACCAAACTTATAATCGTTTCATCATTTTGGTCATGCGGCATTAAAGTTACTATCATCACAAAACCGCCATAGAGAAGAAGACAAAGGATGCTAAATATCTTTGGTGTCCAATCAGAAGCAAAGTTTTCTCTCGCATCTTTTCTATCTTCAACCTCAGTCTTAAAACTTTCTAAATCAATTTCCATTTCTTTTATGCGGTTTTTAAAATCTTCATCCGCTTGTTTTAACGCAACAGCACGTTCAGGCTGTCTTTCAATCAAGTCTTCAATTTCATTTGCTGTCGTAGTATCTGGCAATCCCAGTTTGGAAGCAGCCATCTTGACCGCCATTCCCGCCATTGGCCCACCCGCAGCACTAGCTATGGTTGGGGCTAACGATTTTAATAACCCGCCTAATTTCATCTTGTCAGCAAATACACTTTTATAAGAGCCTCAACATTCCTAATTACTTTCCCTCAGAGTCTTCCTCAACAATGTCATCTATCGTGTCACACACATCTGGAATCGCCACACCTGTTGTCACTTCTGTCGCTACTCTCCCCACGGCTCGTATTCCCTTGTAAACGCCAGAACAGTAAAGTTCCTTATTAGCAATCATATCTTCCGAAACAGAGCAGCTAGTCAGTAAAAAACAAATCGCCAGATAACGCATATAATCTCCTTATGTGTGTGCTTCCATCCTTTTTGCGTACAAGTCCATAGAATGATCTGATATGGAATCAGTAGCAGACCAATCATCTAACATAAATTCTCTTTTGCAATTAACGTAATCGTTACCGTCATTGCCTAAATATAAGCTCATCTGATTTGCATCAGGACAATAAAGAAAACGCGGTATGCGAGTCACAATGTCACTACCGCTGATAACTGATAAATGTCCTGCTAAATGTTCCATTGCATATCTATTATTGCGTTTTAAAAAAGTATTTGGCTTTCCAAAAGTAACCAGATTGACGTTTCCAAAACCGCTTTCTCTCGCTAACTTCAACGCCGACAATTCAGCCATACCGCCACCGAGAGAATGACCTGTAATCAATAACTTCTTGGTAGGATTAATTAATTTTTTAATCCTTCCCCAGACAGACGCATGAGCTAACGCAAAGCCACCGTGTACCCACCTTTTGCCATAACGACAAGGTATTGCGCTAAAATTAAAAATCCAATCACGCACCTGTTGTGTACCTCTATGAGCCAAAACATCCATATTTAGTTCTTCATCGTGCATAAAAAAGGCTGTACTGCTTGCCAATTTGTTTTCAATCTTCAACGCACCTGGAATTTGATCTTTATATGCGTCAGCACTGTATTGCGTTGCTTTTCTTAGCATTTCCGTACTTGGCATCTTGCCTGACGTGTCGCTCATATATACCTTTTTTACCTTTATTTTAGTATTTTTAGTATTATTTTTACTCACTAGAAATCCCAAAAATCAAGAATACCATCCCAGCGATTGCTATTACTGTAACAACTAATCCTAAAACTAATTTTGCTAGTTGCTCTATCAATATGTCTTCTTCTTTTTTCGCTGCCACCCTAGCGGCTGCATTTGCCTTACGCTTAATTTCACGTTTCTTTTCAATCTTTGCGGCTTCGGCTTTTATCTTAACCCATCTGTGGGTTTGTCCTTTCCGAGAATAATAAGCACCCACTTTCTCCATCATTTTCTCAATTCTTTCTTCTTGCTGATCAATCGTAATGGCTTCTTCTAAAGCCGAACCTGTCATTAAATCTTCTGTACCAGCTTTTCTAGCATTGGCTATGTGTTCTTCAACTTTTTTCTTAGCTGTGAAAAATTTGCCAACTTCTCCCGCCATGTCTTGAACTTCTTTTTTCTTGGCAATAGCTCCTTGCACCATGACAAAGGCTGAATCGAGAGCTTTGATTGCCAGCATCGCTTCGCCAATCATTTTTCTATCCTAGAACACATGGCCGAGATGTTTGTGTTCACACTGTTCAATATGATTCTCTGCGCGAACTTTTCACAATTTGTTTTTTCTTCAAAACACAAACCGCCATCATCGCAATCTGTAATTGCTGCTATACCTCCTATGACGATAACGAGCAAAAAAATATTCATTCATCACACAACCCGAATCTTTAAGTTAGCCGCATTGTTGCTTGTTACTCGAACCTTATTCTGGGCAGGAGCATCGTAGGTGTAATCCGTACCTAATATCGCACCTTGGTTAATAACATTGGCATTGTAGTTAATTGCCGTACCTGAGTAGGTAGGCGTACTTGACCCACTGGCATAATATATGATCGTTGCCAAGTCTAATGCTGTTCCCAGTGTTATCTGTGACGCATCGTTGATGGCATTTAGTTCGGTTGATGTCATTTGGTTAACATAATCAGTAGTGCCTACCGCATATTCTTCGACATCGTAATAGCTGTAGTTCAGAACGAACATTTTAGTGCCATCATTATTCATTTTCGCTTGTACTGTACCGCCACGATTTATTTCACAGCGATGAGTAAAACTAGCAGTACTTACATCAAAGCCTGTCGTTAAGGTATAAGTCAGGACATCTTGACCTCCATTATCTACCACGAACATTTTTGTTCCGTCTGAATTAAAGTCAATATCAGTAGCATAGGTTAGTTGAGATTGTGTGCCTGAATAATTCGTTGAATAAGATGCTGTGCTGATATCAAAGGCAGTTGATAATGCCCACACAATGACAGTTCCATTTAAAACAATCGTAAACATTAGTGTGCCGTCAGAATTAAACGCGATTCCCCACGGGTCAGTTCCATAACTTGCAATGCTGAAAGAGGTTGTATATGTCGCGCTTGTGACAGACCAAGCAGTTGATAGAGCATATTCATATATGGAATTATTTTGGTCTCCTGCAACGTACATCTTAGTCCCATCATTATTAAATGCGACAGTGTTTGGCGCATTGTCTTGTGCGACTACACCATAGTTAGCTGTGTATGAAGCCGTGCTGACATCAAAATTTGTACTCAAGTCATATTCAAAAATGGCATCTTGCGCAGTTCCCGAAATATACATTTTATGGCCTGTTGCGCTAAAGCACAGTCCGTATGGTGAAGTGTCTTGACTGTTTATACCTGTAAAAGAATCTACCAATGTAGCCGTTGAAAGGTCATATTGTCCTGAAACTGAACTCGCACTTGTCATCGCCTCTCTAAGAGCAGCAACCTCGGTATTTGTCGCTGCATTAGCCCAAGTCTCTGAACCGTATGTGCCATTCGTATTGACCTGATATGTGCCGCCATTGTTTTTGACAATCTTCCTAACACCAGTAACACCGATCGTTATTGTGCCGCCCATAGCTGAGTGCGCTGAACAATAGTAATAAAGAGTAGGCGCTCCAGCCGCTACGACAATTTGAGTATAAGCTCCGCTGCTTCCTGGCGTTCCGCTTGTGGTCACGCCAGTGGTGTATTCAGTTCCACCACCATGTGTTCCATCAGATGTTGTTGACAGCCTGAGAGGATGTGTGGCGTTAGTTGCGTCAGCTTGGTCAAAAATATAAGTCTGACCTTCTTGCAATGTCAGAGAGTCTTGCGATACTCCATCAATTACGAATTTGCCACCCGCAACAGTCACCACAAACGTAGCTCCTGTACCATTACTCAAAATATTCCAAGAGGTTTTGCCATCAGCACTTAGGGCATAGAAAACATTGCCATCGCCGACTGCGTTGGTTGCTGTCATGCTATTAAGGTCAGTCCAGTATGTTGAATCTATTGTCGAGCTAATAGCGGGTTGATAGCCTGTAACTGTTGTTACCGATTGAGTGCTGTATTGCCAAATTCCTTGAACGCTACTCGTTACATACATATATGCGCCATCAGGAGTAAATTGTACATCCGAAGGAACATTAGTTTGGCCCGATACATCAAACGCTTGCACATAGGTTGCACCTGTAAGGCTAAAAGCCGTTGGTAATGAATACTCATGCACTTTGTCAGAAGAACCACCTGTGATAAATAATTTTGTTCCGTCAGCAGAAATAGCAACGCCTTCAAGTTGCGTTTCATAAGAATTTGTTGGCCCTAATGACGTAGACGATGACAAAGTCGTTATATCAAAGGCCGTAGTCGCGTTATATTGATATACATAGTTAGCAGCTTGTTCGCACATATAGAGCTTAGTTCCATCAGGACTCCAGCATATGCCAGTTGGAATTCCTGTAGCGGATGAAAAATCATAAGTAGTGCTTGAATACGAGGCGGTCGATAAGTCCCAAGCAGTCGTAAGATTATATAAAAACATATCATCGGTTTGATGCCCTATCATAAATAGCTTAGTTCCATCAGAACTTATAGCAATACCTCTCGCCCTATCGTCTTGACTAAAAACGCTTAATCCTGTCACGTATGTGCCGCTTGATGGCAAGTAAGGAGTAGACAAGGTGTATTCATTAACATTACATATACTGCTGTCATTAACTTGCAGGGTGTACATTTTAGTTCCGTTATTCCCGAAACACATACCATGCAAGATATTAGCGGCAAGTGTATCACCTGTATAAGCCGCAACAGAAAGGTCAAACCCTGCACCAGCAACTCCGCTTGGCTTTAAAACATCAGCAGTCGAATCGTAGACTAAGGCGTACATTTGCCAAGAACCAGAGGCTACTTGATTGTAAGAAGAAGGCGTAGTTGTTACAGTTACAGCGCCACCAGTAGAGGTGAGAACAAGTTTCCCTGAGTTAGCTTCAATACATTTACCAACATCACCACTTGCAAATGAGCCTGTGCCAAGCGTTACACTTGATGGTGCTATTGTGTATTCGTTAACGTCATCGCCAGTAGAGCCAAGAATAAACATCGTTGTGCCACTAGTGTTAAAGGCAATTCCTCTTGGCACTGTGTCTTGCGCACCAACATCAAAGTTTTGAGAGTACGATGCGGTTGAAACATTGAAACCAGTTGATAAAGCGTACTCGCTGACCTTATCAGCACTATTGCCGACTACAAACATCTTCGTGCCATCAGTGTTGAATGTAAGTCCTCTTGGATATGATTCTTGCCCTGAAATACTAAAATTCTGAGAATATGACGCTGTGCTGACATCAAAGCCACTTGAAAGCGTGTATTCATTGACATCGACGCCAGTGTTGCCAAGAATAAACATCTTTGTGCCGTCAGTGTTAAACGCTACGTCTTGAGGACTCGCTTCTTGTGAAGATACAGAAAAATTTTGCGAGTACGATGAACTAGATACATCAAAATTAGTGCTAAGATTATATTCATTAACGTCAGTACCGCTTGTACCAACTATAAACATTTTGCTGCCGTCAGTGTTAAACGCTATTCCTTTTGGCTCTGTCTCTTGTGATGAAACATCAAAATTTTGTGAATATGTAGCTGTAGATACGTCAAAGCCACTTGAAAGCGTGTATTCATTCACGTCATCACCAGTAGTTCCAATGACATACATCTTAGTTCCGTCTGTATTGAACGCTATCCCTTCTGGTTCTGTTTCTTGTGCAGATATTGAAAAACTATCTACAAAAGATGCACTACTTACATCATAGCCAACAAAATCCAACGTAGTCGATGGTGCAGAATTTTCTAATGTATAACTTGCAGCCGCAGCATCCCAATCGTTGTTAGTGACACCAGTTTGTGCGACTTCCTTAGTAGCTGTTACTACTGGTGCGAGAACATTTCCTGACAAAGTAATCGTTGCTGTCTCATCAGCCGCAAAGGTTTTTGTCAGAGAGCCACTTGTAACGCTTATGTTACCGATTGCGGTATCGAGCGTATTTAGCTGCGTTTGTACGTCCGAGGTAACATTGTCAAGAAAATTAATTACTGGAGCTGAATCACCGATATTTCGTGCATTACTCATGGCTGTACCTCTATGCTCTTAAAGCATCTATTTGTGCTTGCAATTCCGCTATTCTTTGTTCTTTTGGGTCAACCCAACCATCAACTGCTGTCCACGTTGTTCCATCATATTTATATTTACACCCTGCCCAATCGTCAGGAGCAGTTACGTTTTCATAGAGAGTGCTATTTTCATCAGTCATATCGCCAATGTGAAAATCAGGAGATGACAAATCACCCACTGTTATTTTTTCGCTGCTCATTTGTATTGGCTTGTCATCATCAAAAAGATACGGACACAAATTTCTTCGGCTTTCGTCTGCGTCATCAGATTTAAAAACTAAACACTTGCTCATGTAGCACCTCTCATATTGATTGCTGTTGCGGATATTGCCATTCCTAATGTGACGCTTGGTGTACCTGCACTCGTTGATAAAGCGCCTGTTGGTAAAACGTAATAGGTGCTTCCGATAGTTAAACTTGATAAGCCTTCAATAACAGCGCCTTCCAGAATTACTGTGCCTGTGGCGGTGTCACTAATTGCTGCGTCTGCAATACCTAAGAAATTAGTACTCGTTAAATTCGTAGAGTCATAACCTACTTGTATTGCTGTTGAATAAAAATCCCATTGATATGTTCCAGAAGAAGTTTGTTGATACAAACAGGCTATTAAATTTGTGTTTGGGTCAAACACTAATAGCATATAAGCGCCAAAAATTGATTGTACCGTTGTTGCAGAGCTTAATGTCACTGTATAGTCGCTTGCTGATAACTCTGCTGTTTTCATTTCTACTAAAGTGTCATTGTAATCGCCATAAACAATTAAAAACTTTTTGGCTATTGGGTCATAAACATTACCATGCGGATTTGACGTTATATTGTTCGATTCAAACGTAGTTGCTGATGCTCCTCCAAGCGATAGAGTCGTACCACTACAGCTCACACTAAAGCATTTGCCATTAGTGTTATCATAAAAAGTTAATAAAATTTTATCCGTATTACTATCGTATGAAACTTGCGGAACATAGGTAGTTGAAGATGAATACGCAGTTACATTATTTACAGAGCTTATACTTGTACCACTACTTGTTATTGTTCCCATTTCTCCGTAATAACTATTATTATCATCTCTGCCAAAAATACAAAATTGTGATGTTGGTGTGTGATAAACAAGAGAGCTAAAGCCTGTACTGCTAAAATCACTTGTCATGTCGTACTCGCTTCCATAACTCATTGAGCTTGAACCAACCTCAAACGCCCTAAGAAACTGTTTAGCCGGACTTGACACTTCATAATAAGAAACCATCACTGTGGAAGTGCTAGACGTTGTTGAATCTATCTGCGCTTTAATATTTCGAGTCTGATAATTATTGGAAAACTGTTGTATTGCGCCTGTAGTTGATGGAGTTGTGCCCGACACTGAAATAACTTGGCAGTGTCCATACAGTAAATTTCCTCTAAAAAACACGCCAACACGATTATTACCACCTCTTTGTGAGTAAACTAGCGAATGATAATAAGCACTTTGACCTACGGCTGAATAATGAACTAACCGATTCGCCCAATCCCACGTTATTGTTTTTGTGGCTGAGTCAATCGTTCCACAAACAATAGTGCCGTAGTAATTATTATTCGCATCTGAGTAACCCATTACCACACAATTTTCAGCTTCGTGATAACACATACTTGGATAATCACCACCTTCGCCAGATTGCATAAGAGCGGGTGTTCCAAATGCTGTCGAAATTGCAGTCTGTGAAACAGCTTCAGCCTTACCATCAGACTTCAAAATAACAGGCGCTTTTGAGGAGATTGCACCATTAGCTACAAAACTTGCCTGATTGCCACCACCAACATTGTTAAGCTGCGTTTGTATATTTGAAGTGACACCATCTAAATAACCAACCTCTGTTGGCGTAAGTGTCGCAGGGATTCCGGTTAAGACATTTAACTCAGCTTTCGAGCTTGTCATTCCGTCTAATTTATTTATCTCTGCCGCATCAGCGGTTAAGCCTAAATTAGTTAAGGCAGTTGAAGCGCTTGCTAAGTCACTGAGATTGTTTGACAGTTGTGCAAATCTGGCATCTGATTCTGTCTGTGTGTAGACGTTGGCAACATTAAAAGCGCCATAGGCAACCATATCAACTATGTCACCCGCAGCCGCACCGCTTGTTAAAACGACTGTTGCACCATTAGTCGCAGTAAAGTCAACACCCGCTTGTAATTTAGAACCATTCAAATAGACATCAACATAGCCAACATCATAGCTGATAGAAAAATTAGTCTGCGCTGCTGTAGCTGTTACTACTACCCGATTTGAAGTACCGTTGACTGCGCTACCCGCTTCTGTCCACGAGCTGCCTGTATAGACGAACATCGTGTCAGAAGTGGTATTAAAGTATTGTTGACCCGCAGCCGTTCCAGTTGGAGCAGTAGCATGAGCACCTAAATATTTTGTATTAAAATCCGCGAGCGATGATGCCGCACTGGTCGAACTGGACGCGGCAGAAGTCGCAGAAGTGGCCGCATTAGCTTCTGATGTTGCTGCGTTATTTTCGGAAACAAGCGCAGCAGCGGCACTAGTAGCCGCAGATGTGGCGCTACCTAATATGCCATCTACATAGCCTTTTCTAGTTAAAGTGTCTGCCGTTCCTGGCGTTGCTGTGGAAGTAATTGAATTTGAGCCTAGAACAACATTACCAGAGAAAGTGCCACCAGCAAGAGGCATCATTGCATCCAGTTGTCCTTTATTCACTGCATCAGCGGTTGCTGTGCCATCGCCCAAACCAGTAATCTTTGATGTACCCATTGCAATAGCGCCTGACATCGTTCCACCCGCGAGAGGTAGTTTAGTCGCTATGCTATTCGTTACAGTCGTATGAAATGACGCATCATCGGCCATCGCCGCCGCAAGCTCGTTCAGAGTATCGAGAGCCGCCGGAGCGCCATCAATTAAATTAGTAAATCGCGTGTCTACGTAGTTTTTGGTTGCTGCTGATTGTGCAGACACCGGATCAGCGATATCTGTTAATTCAGCAGCATTAAAATCAACAGTGCCGTTTATCACTAAATCATGCAGAGTTGTTGTTCCAGATGAGCTTGTTACATTGCCTGATAACGATCCGGTGACCACACCGGAAACTGGGCCTGTGTGCGTTCCGGTTGTATCTCCGGTTAATGCACCAACAAAATTTGTATTGGCAGTTATAACTGTTCCAGTTATGGCTTGTGCACTCGATGCACCAATAACTATTCCGTTTACAGTGCCGCCTGTTAGTAAAGCGTTAGCATTTATAAACTGACCATTAGCTGTAAAAGTACCAGACGCAGTAATAGCGCCAGTTGTAATTGAAGTGGGGTTTGTGCCTATTTCGATTATTGCGGCTGCGTTATCTTCAGTGAATAATCTTTTGTCAGCGACATTGACGGCTAACTCGCCCTGCACCAAATCAGCAGACGTAGGAACGCTAGATGCTGTGGAGCTATTTTTTGTGACAATAACAGTCATGTATCTCTCTCCTATGTAAAAATGGGAAGCCCCCAAGGGGACTTCCCGCGCTTAAATGAAGGGAGATTAAGCGTTGACCATCAAGTTAAAAGCAGCATCAGGTCGATAGGTTTTTACGCCATAAATCGTATCGGCTGTAAATAAGTTACCTAACCACTCTTGCTTATATTGTGTTTGCGTTCTGATGTTTTGCTGTTCCGCAAGGATAAAAGCCTCCTTGTGAAATATAGTGGCAGCTTTAATATCGCCACCAGCAGTATTGTCAGCCGCAAGCTCAACTGTCTCGCAGTTTGACGTTACATAAATTTCAACACCGTAAAGATTGCCGATGCGTCCATTTTGTACACCACGCCCATCTACAAAGTCAGATGAAACATAACGATCAATTCCCATAATGGTTTTACGCATTGATGGAGGAATTACGAAATACCTTTCATCAAAGGGAACATCAGCGTCATCAAGCAGTTTTATTAAACCTCTAATCGCTGCGTCATTGACTAAATCAGCATCAGTAACAGTATCTAATGCATAAGCAGTTAGACCTGACGTAGCATCGTTGTAGTAAGAGCCAGTACCAACCCAATTATTCGTCTGGTCGCCAATAGACTTACCTAACAAGGCTAAATCCGAATCGACCTGACGCGATAGGGCGTACCCTGCATCCGAGGTGTAAAAGCCACGCATACTACTTAGTGCCTGTGTTTCAGTGATATCTTCCATGAGCTTTGAATACTCATAGTGCTTATCAATTAATACTTGCACTTCGCTTTCAGTGTTTGCCTGGACAGTCACAGCGGTCTTTGCGCTTTTGGCGTGAGCCTCGCCGCGTGTTGGAGCGGGAATATGGACTGTATCGCCCTTTTTACCAACCATAGGGAGTCTCTTAACAAGACCAGCCCTTACCAATCGTTTTTCATATGCCGCACGAATTTCGTCCGACCACAACTCAGGTATAAATTTTGCCTGAGTCGTGTTATCGCTAAAACCCGCTGTAGCGGGAAAAGTTGAAGTTGCCATTTCTAGCCTCCGAAATTAATTACCAACGACACGACCTTCTTCGTATGCAATTCGGAATTCTGCTTCACGCGCTGCATACTGTTCAGGGTCGTCATTCATTAGCCTTCTTATATCGGAACGCCTGTATCGCTTTTTTGAAACTGGTTCTGAGCTACCTGTTGCCGCACCTGTCGATGCAGCCCTTACAGACTCAGACTTTTTCACTTGAGGTTGTTGCACTGGCGCATCAGGAACTTTGTGTTGACTCTTATATTCACTAAATAAATAGTTAGCACTATCAACATTTAAGTCTTGATTTGCTTCGTTAAACAATCTCATTCGTACATTGTCTTTAGATACCCAATCAATAAAAGTTTGATCTTGAACAATCTGTACCATGTCTGGATGTGCTGCCATAATTTGTTGAGCCGCTTGCTGCTGCTTTAGCTCTTTCAAAGTATCTCGCGTTTCCGTCAATACAGGATTGTTTTCTATCGACTTCTGTATCGCTTGTTCAGGGTTGCCGAAATAATCTAGCTCCTCTTTCGGCTGCTCTACTTTAGGTTCGTTGAGTTGCCCTTGTATAAAACTGTCTGCTTTTTTATAAGCCTCTATCTGAATTCTTGCATCACCAATGTCTTTTGATTGTTTACCAATCATTGTTTGCGCATCAGTGAGCATTTGCTCAATTTCTTCACGCGACTTATCAGCAAATTTAGATTTAACCTTATCGACTTGGGGCGGTTGCTCCTCTATCGGGGTTACACCTTCAGTTTCTTCCGTGGATTCTTCCTCTAATAGCTTCGCTGCCATAAATTAACTCCGCGTTATTCCAAGACCAAATTGGCTACCTTGCTTACGAAAGACCATTACGCGCTGGCTGCCTTTCGCTCTGCTTTAATTTTTTCTTGTCGCATCTTTGCCCATTTCATAGTAGCTGACGGATAATCGCCGCTAATAGGGTCGAGCATTGGTGCAGCACAAGACACAACTCTAGTTGAAGGTTGACCGCAGATGTCACATTCAATGCTTTTAATGTCGGAATCTATGAACTTTTCAAACAAATGCCCTTCTGAGCATCTAAAGTCATAAATCCTTCTCATTGTTAGCATCCATGTTTTCAACTTGAGCTTCCAGGGAAGTGATAAAGGTGAGAATGTTTAACTGGCCTTTACGAAACCACATATCCTCATTGTCTTTTGTCGCTTCCACGGAATTTATGTTCACTATGTTTTTTTGAAGATCATCTAAAAGCTGTTTCCAACCGTCAGTACGAAACATCTCGTACATTGAATCGACATACTTCTCATCTTCAGTCACACACAATTCCTTTTTCTAAATTAACACAAAATAAAAATTAATACCAAAATTAGTATTTTATAAATACTGTTTATATTTTAGTTACGCAAAGTTAATTTTGCTTCCTCTATACCAAGTTTTTTCTCATTGATTAGTGTTTCAGCAACTTTAACTCTACGTTCAAAGTCTTTATCGACATCACCCTCTGCTTTCATCGTAGTGGCAATCGCTTTAAGACGCTCGTTTTCAAGCTCTACAGGAATCGCTTTCGTTTCAGTTGATATTTTCTCAGCCCTAGCTTGTGATTCGACTGCTTGACCGTTCAAAGCGTTGGTTTGTGACTGCTGGAATTCCAACTGAACCTGTTGCGCGGCTTGTGCTGCCTCTTGTGCCGCTGGGTCAGGCTGCATTGACTCTTGAAGCGTTTGTATAAGCTGCTCACGATTCTGTAACTGCATATTGTCAATAATTGCTTGAAGTATCAGCGGATAAGCGGCTGATTCTTGCGACATCGTTTGAAGCAACTGAACTAACTGCGTTACTTCGTATTCTCGCGCAATAATTCCCAAAGTTGACGTAACTTCAAAAATATAATCATTTACAGGGTAGTTTTCCGCGTCAAATTGCATATAGCGACAAGCTGCGCTTTTAATAAATGGAATTAGGAACGAATCTTGGAAATTGATAAGCGTTCGTTTATGTCTTTTAATAATAGCGCCAAGAGACATAGATATTCCCGCTGCTGTCGCCTCACCGTTTATGCCACCACTAACGCCAGTAGAATCCACAGCACCCGTTGACGTTTGAACCATACGTTGCAAGGCTTCGGCTTGCGCAAAAGTAATCTGCGAGACTTGACCAAAGTTAAACGGGTGTAAAACTTCCCGTGGGTCGCCATTGGTCAACAATATCTTACCCGCCCTAACCTCTGGCCTAGCACCACGGGCCATACGGGTTGCATCCATCGCCATCATGGGGGAATTGGTCAACGCCAAAGCGTCAATCCTAGCTCTAAGCTCCGCATCTAGGGCTTTCTGGGACATATAGCCTTTCTCACACACACCTCGCCCCCAGAATCTTCCAGGTACGATGTCCCATGGGAAAGCCACGACAGGGCGGTCATTCATCATATAAGGATTTTCTTGTGCTTTAAGAATTGTGGTACGGTTGGCGATAACTACACAGGCTTCAACGTAGTAATCAGTCTTCACAACCACTTCGGCATCAACATCTAGTTCCTCTTCCACCGCTTCTTCTATTTCAGCTTCCAATTCATCGGTAATATTTGCCACACCTTCTTCGGCATCTAACAAGTGACGCGGCACAAGACCGTAATACTTTGTTAAGCGCACTTTTCTATCAGGTTGTTGTGTTAGTTCAGGGTCAGGCTCTAAGGCTTCATCGCCGTATGTTTCTACGTCAATTTCCACATCGCGGTA